CCCCTTCTTACGGTTTACAGTTGTCTCTGGTTTGAGGTTGTCTCCAACACACGTTCTACAGCGTAAGCGCGGACAGTGCCTCCGCGGTGAGGTTTACTCCCCTACCCAGCATGCCATAAGGCCCTGGAATGTAGGAGGCCGCTCCTGATACGGTGCGTATGATCGTCAGGATCTTCTCCCAAAGACCCGCATTGTCATAGTAACTGACTCCGGGAGGCATAGCCATGAGGATTTGTCTGTAACACTCCAGCGCGAGGAGGTCCTCGGCTGGGGAGATGCGGGTGTACTCGTATAGGGAAGAATTTGAATTCACCTTATACTCGACGCAAGACCAAGTCTTAATAAGCGCAGTACAGTTGGTAGTAAGACCCGAAATCTTGAACAGAATGGACTCACTCTGTCCGAGTCCCGTGTATGGGCTGGTAGCACCAGCGGTATCGAAACCTCCGAAAGTCGTTCCAGCCGCGCTGTGGGCGGGAATGACTCTCATCTCCTCTTTGATGGGCCTGAAAGTAAATTCGGTGTCCATGTTACCGGCGAAAGCGTAAACTCCCAAATTAAAGGGAGCCGAGTACTGAGAGGCTAGGGTGGAATTAACTGATTCTAGACCTGTTATTTGATATCCTATGCCGGGAGTACCGGACACAACGCCGGCGAGGTTGGTGGTCTCTATCACGGGGATCTTGAAGCACTGTATGCTTCCGGACCATGTAACAGCATTCGTAGTGGGCACAAGCTCACCACAAAGCGACACAGTACGAAAGGCAGTGACGATGTCCGCGGCCGCCTGGCCACTATTAGCGCCAAAGAGCTGGGCTGAATCGGAATAGCTGACACAGTTGTAAAGATCTCCATCGTTAGGAGGTGATCCTGCACCCTTTGTCAGTATTGCGTAGGAGATGCCAGGGATAGGCGCGATTATAATATAATAGTCTGTGCCTGAATTGAAGGTCAGAGGGGCAACAAGTTTGTGCTTCTTGACCAAGGTTTTCCCTGTAAAGCCGTCGGGGACTCCTGAAGAGGAGTCGGCATTGAAGTCTGGAGGTGCGAAAGCACACTTCAGAAAGCCCATGCCATCCTTGGAAACCCGAGGCAGTCGCATCTGTGGTAGCCCAACTCTCGGCCTCATAAGGGCACCGGAATTGGTGTAACCAGGCGTTTGCAACAGAACGGGAGCTGACTTCACTATAGAGCGAGCAGACCTGTTCCGGCGACGCCGCGAACGTGTGTTTGCAACTGGCTTATTCTGCTGTTGCATAGCAGATTGTGGAATGTTTGAATTGCGTTTCTCCATTGCGGCTTATATTTTCATATATAATGAGGCCCCTCCACCTCATAAAAGCCCGCAGCTTCGACTAGACCTAGGATGTCTTGAAAATCCGGCCTGGATGAGAGCTCGTCAGTCAGTCCTATCATAGCACTTCTATACTCCAAGAAATTCTTAGGTTCTTGGTGTAGAAGGTTCATAATCATCTTTTCCTTGTTAAGGGCATAAGATCCAGAACGGGAGTAGATACGACTACAGAACTCGAATTCCGAGTCCACTTTGTCGTAAACCTTAAGGGCTATCCCCAAGGCCTTGTACTTCTCAACCGCATCCGGGACGTAACTTTCCACTGCATCATCTCCGGCAGCTATGGTCTTCTTGGAACCTACCAAGTCGGCTACTCTTACTCGCATCCAGGAGTTGCCTCTACTGGTTCGGAGCTTGCCTGAATTGACTATTCCCGGGAATGTCGGGGCTACTAGGGTGCCATCCGAGAACTGGTAGACAGACTCAGACTCAAGGACAGCTTTACATCTCAATAGATGTTCCCAAACAGGAGAGCTTGTCTTCGCTAAATTAATTAGGCTTTCAGCTTCATCTGTTATTTGCCACTGCTTGACATTCCAATCCCACCCTTTAACGTCAGAGGCCCGCATCTCATATCCGGAGTCGAATATGTCCGCAGCCACCTCCTCGTTGTCGATCTCATCAAAGCCTATCCCGGGTTTGGACGGGATTCGTCGCCAGTTCTGAATCTCCAGCTTACAGATGTGTCTAGAGAGTAACATTTCGATGACCTTGTCGGTCAAGGAGACGGACATGATAAGTCTGACTCTCCCTTCATCTATTTTAGCTCTTTTATGGGGCTCGTTTTTGACGAAGACTCTAACGGGATCAACTAGGTTGTTGTCGATTCGTTCTCTTCTATCCATGTTCTTAACAGTCGCCAAGTCTAGAGCTATGAGACTCTCGACTCGGTTGAGGACCACTTCGTTGAAGCGCTCTCCCATGGCCTCTAGGAGCTTGTCATTCCTAGTGGAGACCTTCGTATGGGGAACTCCAGGGCTAGCGTCAGGTTTGATATAGGGTTTCAAATCGTTGATAGCCTTATGCCACTCGGAGCGGTTATAAGAATATAGAAACTGAGGCAAATCATGTTTGATATAAAGAGGAAGAAGTCTGTCGTTCGATTTCTCGATTTCTGCAGGGGTCGGAATCTTGTAATCGCGAATGTGTGCGTCACATTGCAATTTAAAACTCTTCTTCTCAGCGACAGATCCTCTATCTGGCCA